CTCCCTGCATTAACGCTCTATAACTAGGGTCTGTCTGTACTGCGCGGATCGTGATGTTCTTTATGGTTTGGGAAAAGTTCTCCATCGAGAATTCTTCCGTGGCCTCTATCTGTATCGGGGTTTTGTTAATGATGTTGATAGTGGTCTGGTGCCCGCCCAGGCCGCTCGGCATTACCGGGCCGCCGCCGGCATATCCTACAATACCACCGGAGTGGTATTGGTCGGGCCGAAGTACCAACTCTCCCCTGGTGAGAATGGCGGGAACCTCGTTCGACTTCAGACCCAGACCGACCGCGCCGCCTTCGGACCACATGCCTGCCGTATGCTCCGTCAACCCTAGCTGCCGAGCCCATTCCTCCGCATCGCGCGGATTTCCCGGTGGGGTTCTTCTCGGAACGATAGGAGCCCAATCTTCAATCTGATCTAACGGATTAAACTGCTCAAACCCATGCTTCTGCGTATAGTCTCCCCATGTATCCCAAGACGGATCATTCGGCGAAACCTTCTCCCCGGTGTAATTCAGGATGCTCGTCGGTAGCCAGTTGGCAGGATTGCCTATAGAATCTTCAGGGTGTCCTGTATCTACCCATCCGGGCCGTTGGCCTAACATGTCCAACCCTTCCGGCGAGATATAATCGAACGCTGAGTTTATCGTTAAATCATTATATGCTCGTGTGTAAGCCTGCTCTAACAGGCCAACATAATCTTCTACGATACCCTTGTCCGTTTCACCTATCATGTCTCCCATTAACGTCATTAACTCCAATAAGTATGAAATACTATGGAAATCCTTGAACGGAGCCAGATCTAATCCATATTTTTTGAACTCTGCGTACTCACGCTCGAACAGTTCCGGGCTTATATCGTATTTCATATCTTGCCGCTCGGGCCCAAGTTCCCCACGAGTACCTAAGTTGAAATACATCGCACTCAAAGTTTCGGCCATTAAGTCAGTGCCATTCAACCCAGTCCCCGTGCCGCCAGTCAACAAATCGTTTATGGACTTTGCTTTGGCCTGGCTTTCTTTAAAATCCAAGGCAGGATCAAAACTGCCCTGTATCAATTCAGCTATGGGCACAATATCGGCTATTTTGTCCATCTTCATCCCGGTCATAATAGACAGAGCAAGCAATGGGTCTGCCCACCCACCATAGTCCTGGTACATGCTCGGGTCGTAACTCATATCCTTACGAGTCTCGAAGCCGTATTGTGCGAACAGTTTCTCGACAGATTTCGGCAGCCTTGGCATTCGCCACCTGTTCAAGTCCGGTGTTGCGGGAGGCCGCACCAGAGTTGCCGCCCACGGCCTATAACCAAACCGCTCTTGTATTCCACTAGTGTCCGGGTCCAGATATTGACTGAAAGTCTCATCTCCCCAAGACAAAAAGTCTTTAGGGATCTCACCCGGCCCGAGTGGGTTTTCTGGCCAATCCGGTCCAGGTAGTTGCGGGTCCAGGGGCCTTAAGTTCCATTCCTTCAGCAGTTGTCCAACATACTGTAACAGGGCTGGCGGTACAGAGCCTAAGAACTTTATCCAAGCGTCTCGCGTAAGCTCGCTAAAATCGAAGTTGCCAAAGACATCACCTAAATCACCGAACACGAGATCGAGAATGTCGCCAAACTCGCCAAAGTCGAGAATGTCACCCAACACATCGGTCGGAGTGGTGGCCGGAGGGGGTGACATTGGTGGTGGTGGTTCTGGGGGAGATGGTGGATGAAGTCTCCTCCAAGTATCAAGGAGATTTGGCGCAAGGCCCGACTTGGCGGCTTTACCGCCCATCGCAAAACCCTGAACCGCACCGCCGGCGTGCATCTGGTTCAGGCCGTCCCAGAACTCTATGGGCATTTGCTTAACGGCGTCCCGCTGAACGACGAACTCCCCGGCCTGTAGCATCGCGGGGATGTCGTCTACCGCTCCGCCTCTAGCAAAGCCGGTGACGGCCCCGCCTGTGTGTATGTTGGGCAATCCGTATGTGGTCGTACCGGTACCACCGCTGGCGCCACTGCCAACGCTACCCAATATGCTCGTGAATAGGCTCGTAAACAGCTGCTGGGTTGACAGCCTCGCAAGGTCTGAAAGCATCGAACTAATCATCTGGGCGAATGATTCCCCGATGTTCTCAAAGTCGAGCATTGCACTGCTGGCGAAATTCGCAAACGAACTGCTGATCGTATCGCTGGCACCATCGGCCAACGTCTGAAGGTCACGCATGGCTAGTTCGCCCGCTGTCTCCATATCCTCGTAGGCGGCCATCTGCTCGCTGGCTAACTCGCTGAGCATCAGGGAATAGGCATCGTAATATATCTGTGCGGGCTTACCGGCAGCCTCGGCAGCTACAACGGCGTTCTCTAGCCACTCTTGCAGTTTTTGTTTCTTCAGTTCGTATGTGCCGAGGGTTAGTTCCGTGATCTTCTCGGCGGCTTCCTTCTCACTGTTGACGATGCGCTTCAACAGTGCTTCGTATTCTCTGGCGGCTTTTTTGGCTGCCGCTTCGGTATCCCCCGTGCCAGCGTCTGGGAAATCGCCAGCAGGTGTGATGCGTATGAACTCCCCCTCTCCTCGTCGCTGTCGAGCCGCTGCGCCCCTTGGCCCATACCTGGCGGCATCGACACCACGGGGTCCATACGTTGGCTGGTCCCGCAATATCAACCCACGCTGCTTGTCAAGCTCCTCCATTTGTTCCCATACATACTTAAACCCTTCCTCCACCTCTTCCAGAAACGATGTAATACCATCGGTAGCCGCAGTCAGTGCAGGTAAAAACATCGTCCCGGCTTGTGTGCCGAAGGCAGTCATGGATGCGTTAAACTTATCCAGAGCAAACGCCGACGACTCGGCGGCGACGGTAAACGCATCTTGAGCCAGCCCTGTATTATCTAGTTGATTAGCAAGGAATTTGGAGGCAACCTCCATGTTGTTCATAATACTGGTGGCACCAGTAAGTGCCCTCGTTTCGGCGAAGATCTTTGCCGCTTGCTCTGGTAACATGCCGGTCAACTTCTTCATGGACCCTATTAGGCCCTCAGCGGCCAGCGTATCGGCATTTAATTCCAGGCCGAAATTTTTTGCCTCCTTTACCGAATCGGCTTGTGGTTTTAAGAATGTGAGTATTGTTGCCTTAAGGGCGGTGACGGCTTCGTCCGTGTTTAGACCAGCCGCCGTAAGCGTTGCCAACACGGCCCCAACTTCTTCAAAGGACACTTTTGCGGTTGCCGCGATAGAGACAACCTTACCCATAGCCGGGCCTAATTCTTCAAATGTTGTTTTCCCGTATTTAATCGTACCGAACAGGGTGTCCGAAATGTTGCTGGCCTCTTTAGCCTCCATACCGTATGCGTTCATAATGGTGGTGATCGCATCAGCAGCCACGGCGGTATCTGTCAGGCCAGCCTTTGCCGCAATAACCGACTGCTCCAGTACGCCCATTGCCTGGTCTGCCGACACACTGGCAGAAATGATGTCATACAAACCCTTGGTTAAGGCAGCCGTACCCTCTCCATAGGCTCTCGACATTTTCAAAACGTCACGCTCAAAGCCCTTCATGGCGGGCCGTAGGTTTCTGTCTAACAGCGACTCGACACTTTTCAGGCTTTTTTCGTATGCTATAGAGTCCGTTATCATGGACCTGAACATACGGACCGCCCCATACGCGGCACCAAGTTTCAGCATGGTGCTTTGAATATTAGTAAATGCCTTACTGATCGGGGCCAGCGACTTATTAACGTCCCGGCCCATCTTGTCGAACTTGCGGTGGACCTGTTGAACGTCCCGGTCAATCTTGGCAACGTTCATCGCTACATCAACGAGCAGACTTCCTACTTTTTTCGCCACTATCGTACCCCGCCAGTGCTGCCTTAAACTTGTTACTTAGTGCCGTTGGACTAGGCTTCTTCTTCGCCTCTCGCTCTTTGTTCTCTATACTAAAAAAGGCCATCCACTCCGCAAGTTCCCGGCTGTCGGCCTCTTTTAGTAAGCGACTTGCTGTCATCCCCAACTCCCGAGCCAGCCGAAACACAAACATTCTCTCGGGGTTGGCACTCATTCCCCCTGGATGTCTTCTACACCTCGCTGCGACATACCGTTAAGCTCCACTGCCGCCTCGAATACTCGGTTTAACGCAGTGGCCGACTTGTTGCCCAGGGCCTTCACGTCTTCCCCGGCGAACAGTTGCTTGCCCTTTTCATCGACAGCACAAGCAACTATGAACCTCTCCATGAAGTCGTCCATCGCGCCCTTCGTACCGCCGGAATGGAACTTCTGCCGATCCCTGGCCGTGATGGTTTGCAGCCGTATCACACCGCCCCACTCAGGTACATCCACGTCAACAGTACGCAAATCATCGGCACTTAGGATCTGATCTTTCGTAAGCATACAACCTCCGCTTAAGTTACCTTGGTTGACCAAATAACCGGCCCGTCAATCTCCAACACAGTGTTGGCGGTAATCTTATTGTCCACGGCTCCACTGATAGAGAACGTCAGGCAGTAGCCGTTGAAGTAACACCAACTAGGCAGCGCAGAAGACCCGGTGGCAACATCCGTAAGCCGGATGGCGTATTTATTCCTGGTCCGGTTGTCACGGTCGTCCCTTAGTCCGATCTGCCCCGCATCCGTGGGGCTGAAGTTCAGGGACATAGACACTTGCCCCTCGTCCCTAATGCCGATCAACTTTTCTTTGGCTGTGGACTGTATCGACGTAATGTCAATTACAGCGGCCTGCCCGCCGGGGCCGGTAAAGTCGGTGATCTCCCCAATGAGTCCCATCGTGTACCCGGTCAACTTCCGTGCCGTGGAGCCCGTAGTGGGAAACGTACCGTGGATGGTCATAACCGTAGCGGCTACGGTCTTCAGGCATTGCAGGGCAGTGTTGTCCGTGGTCGCTACAAACATGCCCGTGGAATAGGCAGAGGTGAACGTCACCCCCGCCGCACTGATAGACGAGGATGTTATGTCGTAGGTGGTCGATAGGGTGGAGGTCACGCTGCTGGCTCTCGTGATCCTCACACCTTGGGTTTCCATTGCCATAGCAATTACCTCCCTAAATGGTCGTTATGCGGTTGAGTAGGTAACTGCACCAGTAATCTCGATCACTGTGTTT